TTGCTCCAGCATGGTGAGGATAAAAGTTATTTATTTGACTTCCTAAAACTGCATTTAAATTCTTTGTAAAAACGGCATCAGTAGTTTGATTAATAAATTCAGTATAACCGTTTAATTCTAAATCGTTAGGTCTATAAATCCACCATTTGCCATCTTGTTGAGTTATAACAGCCGAGAATAAATTTAGCATCGAAGTTAAAACCTCGTTGCAGTCCATTATAATTATATCGTTTTTATCTTTTATAAAACGGTCTGAATTAACATATATATCCTTAAAAATATTTGTTCCTGTATAACCAATATATTCAAGGTAAACGCTTGTGTTTATATCTAAAGATAAACGTGTTCTATCTAAACAACCTTTTATAACATCGTAAACCGACATTTTACCTGTAAAAGGTAATCCATTCGTCTGAACAAAAGATAAATCTTTTAAAGCGCCTAAAATGTCATTACTCTCGATATTAACATACCAAACATCATTAACAAAACTTTGTTGGCATCCATCCGGTTTTATATATCCCTCAAATATAATTTGACTGCCTTTTAATAATTCAGTCTTATAGGTAAATTCATCTTCAAGTAAAAACTCATCAAAGGTTAATGTTTGGTTTGCTTCTAAAGATAAATCTAACCCTGTCCCTCTTATTTGGTCTAATATAGTATCAACAGTTGATTTTTTAAGTGAAAAAGTTCCGAATATTTCAGAAGCAGTACCTTGATAATTGCTTTTATAAATATTTAGTATATAATCATCAAAATATAAATAATACTTTAAATTAGTTCCAAAAGGCTCTACATCTTCAGTAGTTATTGTAATGTTTTCGTTTAAATCTTCACCAATGGTAACAATAGCATCAGCTTGTATTAAAACTTCAATAGTTGAATCAACTATGCTATAATTTACTAAATCATTTACATAGTTCTCACGTAAATAACTTAATAATATTTGTAATGTTTCATCTAAATTAGTGCCTATTGCTAATTGATAATCTTCATCAGGTGTATCTCCATTTGCTATAAAATCAATTCTAACTCCATTTAATCCATTTGAATAATATATTAAGAAATCATTTACCGAAATGTCATAACTAAAGCCGACTACATTAATAATTGGCTGTGCGCTAAAATCTATTATTATTTTTTTTGCCATTATCCTAAACCTAAAGTTCCTCCTAAACGTCTATTTGCATTTAATGTATTGCTTAACACTCCGATAAGTTTTTGTCCGGATATCTCAAAGACTACCGTTCCACCGCCTCCACCTCCGCTGAATCCACTTGATGAAAAACTTTGATTGTTTGCACCTGCACCGCCACCTGCACCGGCACTACGACCACCACTTGAAGCAAAAGAACCTAATGCTCCACTTGCAGCTTTTAAAGCAACACCAACAGCAATAGCAGCAATACCCGCACCAATAGATATTGGCCCACCTGCTGCAATCGCTAAATCTAATTTTCCTTTTACTATTGCTAACGTTCCGTATTTAATTAATAAATCACCCATGTCAGATAAGAAACCTGCAAAGGCTTGTATTATAGTTGTTCCTATTGCAGAAAGTACATCGCCACCTGTTGCTATTGCGTTTCCTATTGCTTCCCCTAATTGACTAAATGTTCCTGCTATTGTACTAACAATTAATTCATTTGCAGAGTTATTAAATTCAAGTAAAGCAGCAGTCATTAAAATAGCAGTTTCATCAATAATACTTGGTATTTGAACTAATGATGATTTTATTACTCCCGGCAATTCTTTAATCTTATTTCCAAACTGATCAACTTGACCGGTAAAAACTTTTATTCCATTAACATCAAATAAAGGAGCGGGAATTATATTGTTTGCTATTCCTGTTACTTGTGGTGTATTAAATGTTGCTTTAGCAGGTTTAGCTAATTCTTCTTTTAATTTTAATTGTGCGCCAACATTTCTATTTATTTCTTCAGTTAACTTTGCTTGTTTATTAGCGTTTGCTTCTAATTCTTTTTGGTTTTTAATAAGTTCACTATTTACTAATTCTAAAGCTACACTTAAACCACCCGCAGCTTGACCTGCTCCCGAAGTAGCAAATTTTTGAGCTTCTGCTAAACCTTTTTGAAGTCCAATTTGTTTTTTAACTAAATTTGCTCTATCTTCTTCTAATTTATATTGCTCTTGTGCTAATTTAACTATTTCCTCTGTTAATGCTTGTGCTTTAGCTCTTGCAATTAATGCTTGAGTAACTCCTTCAACAGCCGTTTTTACATCGCCATTTAATATTTGTTCCTTTGATAAATTGCCAAAATAACCGGGATATGTTTTCTGTAATTCGTCAACTGCTATTTTTCTATCTTTCATTGATAGATTAACATTCTGTGCTGATGCTACCAAAGCATTCATTCCTGCAATTTCACCTGCTGAATTTTTTACCGCTTCCTCATTTGCTTTCTTTAATGCAGCACCAAACTCATCAAAGTTACCAGTTATCTTATCAATAACATCGCCAACTGTTAAACCACTTTGAGCAAGTAAAGTCATTCCAGTAGTAAGAAGTGAAACTCCTAAAAGGATTCCACCTGTACCCATTAAAGAACTTGCTAAAGCCTTTAATGCTCCGCCTGTGCTTCCTGTTTGTGCTTTTAAGTATGAGAAGCTTTCAGCAGTAGCAGTAATGTTATTTCCAATACCAATAATTCCAAATGGAGCATCTTGTGCTATTCTACTAAACTGCGTTAAGGTATTACCCGCATTGGCAACCTTTGGAGCTGTAGATGCAAAAGTTTGACCTGTATCTTTTACAGCAGTTTTAAGGCTGTTTAAACTTGCCTTTGCATCCTTGATTTGCGAATTGATTTCTGTTGTATCTAAACCAAGTTTTAACCTATCAAGTTTGACCTTTGACAGTTCTTTTATATCAAACTCAACCTCTTTGATTTTCTTTTCAAAGTCGGTAATGTCTGCTCCAATCTCAACTGATAATTTACCTCCTGCCATTATGCTTTTATTTTTTCTTGATACTTTCTAAATTCATTCATAAACCTTTGTTTCATTTCATCCGTTACACCCGACCTAACTTGCTTTTCATTATTCAAAGGTAAAAACGCTTCTTTGCGTTTAACCATCTTTTTTGGATCTTGATGCGGTGCAATATAACTGGTCCACATTAACTCCCTTAACTTTTGCCAATCGTATAAATCAATCCTTTTATATGCAAAAAGTCGAATTTGAAACTCCGCCCACGTCATATCGTAAACCGCTTCCAAACTCGACATTCTTAATTCACCAATGGCAAAAGAAATTACATCCTCGCTCCAGTTTATTTTTTCGTTACTATTTTTTTTTTGCTTTTATCTTCAGGAACATCCTTTGTTAAGGATTGAGTAAACGCTTGAAAAAACGATGTAACAATTTCGCTATCCATTCCAACCTCGTCAATCCACTCTGCTACATCAAAAGCATCAAAGTCAGGAAATTCATTTCTACGTTTAAATCCAAAAGCACAACTATGATACATTATTAACGGAATCCATTTAAAAGGATTTTCAGCCAACTTGGCATCAATTTCATTCATCGCAATGTTTTCGCTTTCAAGTAAGTTTCCTAAAAAACCTAAACCGAAATGAAATACACGCTCTTTTTCTCCAATAGTTAAGGTTATTTGTTTCATTAATCGTTAGGATCTGTTAATACTATTGCACCATCACCATCCAAAGTAAGTGAGAAAGTTGTAACCTCGTCACCACTTCCAAACGTTGCACTTAAATCAGTAATGTAAGCATCACCATAGTATTTAACAGAATCATCGTTATCAACATCGGTGTCAAGTTTCCAAGTTACTAATGTTTTGTTTTGTTGCAATAAAAACAAAGCATCATGTGAAGTTTTTGCATCATCACCTCCATCAGTAGTAGTGTCGATATATTCACCTTCGGCATCTAATGAATAACTAAATGTTCCTGGGGTTTTTTGAATTACACCTGGGTAGCATTTAGTTGTGCTTTCAATCATTGATAGTGTTGTGTTTAATCCATTTGAAGTAAGACAAGCAACTGGCTTATAAGCCGAATTGCTCCAAATGTAAAGTATTCCGTTTTCGCCTTTTATTGACATAATTTCTATTTTTTATATATTATTAATTTATTTCAAAGATAATAAAATTATTTATATTAATTCTAAATAAGTATTTTTTTATTGTAAAGTTAAAATAACTCGAATAAAACTTCTATAAACCGTTTGTGTTGCTGTGCTACTATCTAAATTACTTGGGAACTCATATCTCCGGTTAACAACTGTATAACCATCAATACTAACGTTTTCTATTAATGATAATATGTCATTTTCCATGTCATCGTTAATTAATCTACTGCCTACATTACCCGCTCCATTGTAAATCTTTACAATATCTAAAAGAGTATAAGAAATCCATTGATAATTGCATTTAGTGGCTTTGTCAATCTCTTTGTCCTGTGTTGATATAATCACATATTGATTCGGAGTATCATCACCGGTTACTTGCATATCATAGCAATCGTAATCGCCTATTATAGCATCGTATAAAGCCTTCCTAACGTATTTATTTGGATTTACCATATTTCTCTAATACTTTCTTTAATTTTTCTAAATATTCTGTTCTACCACGCAATAAGGCCGGATATAAATAAGGTCTTGGTCTTAAATTTACTTGCTTTATTCCTTTACCCTTAAATTTAATTGCCTGGTCCTTTAACTCGTTAGGAACATCAACTAAACCACCTGTGCCAAATTCAACGAATGGAGCATAAGGAGCGATGATTCCACCAGCTTCAATTACCCAATTTAATGGGGTATCTTTTACCGCTTGTATAGATTGTCCTAATTTACCAAAGTTTGCCGGAGCTGATTGTTTAGCATTCTTTTCAATATTACGAGCAACTAATTCAGTAACTCCTTCAATATCCTTTTCTGCTTCTTTTCCGTACTTTCGTATATTAGCTAAAACAGTATTTAAGCCTTTTATTTCCATTAAGTTCTTTGAGTAGCTTGTATTTCAATATCAATATTATCCAAGTCAATATTTAAGATGCTATCAATATTATATATTACATCGTTATATTTAATGAAATTATATTTGATAGTTAGATCCAAATTAACTCTATTACGAACTGTGAATATAGTTTGAACAAGATTATCATTCTGACCATTCTCGTTTAATCTTGATGAATTTTTAGTCGTTACATTTGCCCATATTGAATAATCCAAGTCAGTAGTAACAACGTTACCACCATAACCATCAGCAACCGTTGTTGTTTTCCACACTTCTATTGATTTAGTATATTTTCTTGGTGTCATTACAAAAATCGTCTGTTAACATCAATATTTGATAATACAAAATCAGGAACGCTATTCATTGCGTTTTTAGTTTCTGAATTATAAAACCAAAAGTTGATAAGCTGTAAAGCTGAATCAATTAACTCCGAAGGAATATCCTCAACAGAAGTATATCCAGTTGTTAAAGTAACCATATTATTTACGGTTGGAACAATAGCATATAAAGGTCTGTATTCTATTTCTAATTCGGTTTCAGTATTGTCTATTGGATAATCATAAACTTTAACTTGTTGCACTAAAGCGCAATCTTTGAAATATACTTTATCACGTGTTTTAAATATGTGATTTGTACGTTTCTCAATAAATGAAAGTGCAGAGTTTATCATTCCGGTTATTTCATCATCGGTAATGGTTTGACCATCATCAATTTTAAGATATAACTTCGCTTGTTCTAAAGAAATAACATCGGTATAATTAGTCATTATTTTTTGGTTTTAGGTTCTTTAACTTCTTTTACTTCCTTCACTTCTTGAATATAACCATGAGTAAGCATTCCTAAAGCTTCATCTTTAGTTAGCTCAATAGTTTCATTAACCTTATAGGTTTTTTTATTGGAATGAGTGTAAAATTGTTTTAATACTTTGAATGTCATAATATTGTAATAAAAAAAAGCCACCACATTCAAGTAGTGGCTTTATGTTAAAAATCTTAATGATTATGCAGTTGCAGTAAAATCACCATAAACCAATGCTAATGGTTGCTCAACAGCCAACGCTACTTGTGCCTCAATTCTTGCAGTGATATTGTTGTTTACAAAGTTAGATCCTTCAGTTTCTGAAAACTCTAAAGACAATCCTTCAGTAGTTACTTTGTTAACTCTTGTCCAATCACCTACATAGTATTTGTTAGCAGCTAACCAAGTTGCTTTAAATACTTGAACACCTGCAACTCTTAAAACTCCACCTTCGTAAGTAACGGCAGATTCTAAATCTTGTTTCGCAGTTTTCAAGATATCTAAATAATCAGTTGGTCTGATAACGATACCATTTACAGTATAGTTAGCATCTTCTAATTTACCAATTTCATTGATAAGCATTTCAGATTTAGAACTACCTGTTATGATTTCAGTTGAAGCTGTAGCATCATCAGCTAATATTGTGTTAAAAGCAGTGTTTTCAGCTTTCAAATAATCTCTTCTTAATAAATCAGGAATAGCTGAAGTTATGTAAGATAAGTTATTACGCATTTTTTTAGAGTAACGAGCAAAACCAGCAATGAAGTTTGTTGAAACATCAACAGCAGTAAAATCGTAATCTCTTTGGTTTTTACCTGTGTTTTCTGAATTGGCTCCGATTGATCCTTCTCCGGCACCTTCTACTGTATAAGTATAAGTTCCACCGTTAATGTTAATGTTACCTGTTAAGTCAGCAACGTTAACCATTTGAGCAGGGAATTTAACTATATCAAAGTTATAATCTCTTGGCTCTTCTCCAGTGAAGTTAGCAGTTGTCATATTTCCAACAGCTTTCAATCTCACTTTGTTGTTTTCGTGAACAGATGCAATTTTTTCAGCATTGTCTTTAATTACAGATTTGATAGCATCAACTCCTTTGTTAGTAGTTGCTTTTGCTCCTTCTTGTAATTTAACATCCAATTTATCAGCGTGATCTTGAACCGCTTTTAAGTCAGCAGCAAATTTAGCTTCAAGTTGATTTTTTACACTTTGTAATTCCGCATCAAAAGTAGATACGATTTCCGCAGTTAATTTTGTTTCAAACGCTTCGATTGCGCTTTTTACTTCAGCAGATGTTTTAGTTTCTAATCCGCTTTTAATCTGTGCCAATTCGGCTAATAATTTTTCGTCCATTTTTATTTTAAATTTAACGAGTTTCTAAATTGTTTTAACGTGTCTAATAATATCGGCTCATTATCAAAAGTGTCAGGTTCTGACGGCTCCATTGTGAGTGATTTTAATATTGTTTCAATCTGTCTTAATCTTTCATCTGAATAAGGCAAATTGTAAGCTTTTGTAATAAGTTCCATAAGTCCGTAATGACTTTGGATTGATTTTATATCCTGGACCGTTGATAATTGATTCGCTCCCCATGATGATAAAAAAGAATATTCCATCAACTTATATTCTTTAATGATGCTTTTATCTTTTTGGTCTCTTTGCATTACTCTATAACCAATGCTTAACTCTGCATTCAATCCAGTATCAAACATAAGCTTCACATCAGTAAACATATCTTTACCTAATGGCTTATTCATATTGAATTTAGTAGTAGTTAACAATCCATAAGTGTCTTTGGTATCAATAGCCAAAGGAACACCAATCATCATTGTTGGGTTATGATCCTTCAATACCCGGATGCGTTTAAAGTTTTCGTTTACAGTTTTATCAAATGAACCATAAGCGGAAATATCTCCATCGCTGTCTTTAAAGTTATAAACGTTAGCATAGGCAGTTATCACTCCTTTGGTTTCGTCTAACTCTTTTAAGTCGTAAGCTAATTGTTTAAACTCTATATTATCCATTTAAATTAATCTTAATAACCACAAAGATATAAATTTTATTTAGACTAAATATAAATAAGATATATTTTTTATTAAAATGTAAAGAAAGTTTGTTTTAAGTCAAAATAGAAACGCATGGCCAATGCATCGGAATAGTCAGGCGAATGACCGATTAACTCCTTAACTTTCTCTTTTGGAAGTATTCGCAGTTTACCATCTTGGTCAATCTTATCCCTTTTAACTTGTTCTAACTCTTTGCAGATAGTATCTTGTATATCGGCATTGTTGCAATCGATAAATAGTTTATTCGCCTGGATCAGTTCAGCGAGTTTATAATAGCATTGCGTTTTTAGGTTTTGATACTCGACATTATTGTTTTCCTCTTTTAATGCTTTTGAGTTGTTTACAAATCCTTTGCAACGTACAATGTCAACAACACCACCACCAACACCATCCTCATCGGCAACCACGTTAGACAATGGCACCCGATGTTTATTCATTAATGATTTGATTGCCTCGGCAGTTTCTGTTATACTTGACTTATCTAAAGTAAATATCTCAATAACCCGGAAGCCACTCCAAACTAATATAACCATCTTATCGCTTCCGTATCTTGCAATATCCGCACTAATATACATATCGCCACTATCAACAAAGTCGTTTGTAAATATGTTCTGTATCTTATCAAAGTCAATAAGCCTTGCAGGATCATTGTCAAACTCCCAATTTCCATAATACAACCTTTGCTTACTATTCTCATCTAAAGCGAGTAAACTATCTAAATAGGATGGCGGCAAGTTAGGATTGTCAGTTGGTAATGATTGTATGAACTTTCTCGTTTCGTTAATAGTTCCGGCAGCAGTTGGAATGTAAAACTTTGAATAAGTCCAGTTCTTTGCCGGGTTACACGTTCCTAATATCTTCGGGGTTAAGTTATATTCATTTAACTTATATCTTATCCTGGATGTAACTATTTGCCACGCTTTAAAAGATATTTGATTGCACTCATCTATAAAGGCTCCAGTTATCTCTAACGAACCCAAACTATCAAAATTTGGATCAGCGGGATAGGAATATAAATCCTTTAAAAGTATTTCACTTCCATTGGTCCAGGTTATCACTCC